ATGCCACGGACTACATCACTGACGTTCACACGCCTGGAGGGCGAGGCCGTCATCATTGACCATGACATTACTGTTCGAGTTCATCACTGCAAAAACGGGAAGACTGGCGTAACAATAGAGGCGCCAGATGACGTTGATGTGTTGCGGGAGGAGTTGGACGGGGTGATTCCAGTGGAGGGGCAGGAGCAAGACGAATAACGCCCTGCTCTGTCTGCTGGCTATCGGTTTTCTTTGATGTAGACGATTGTGCCGTCGTAGACGTGTGCGGTGAAGCTGCGGCCGTCTTTGCTGAACTGGTAAATGCGGCCCCAGCCCGAACGGCTATCGCTGCAGCTGCTGTTAGATGGGCGCTTGCACACACGGCCTACTTCGCTGTAGGTGCGACGGCCCAGAGAGGATAGCTCTGAAGCGGGCTTGCCGGTGCTGATGATTTTGTTGTCGATGCGGACGCTTGCGGCAGTGGCGGGCAGTGAAACGGCAGCCGCTAGAATGGCGGTTAAAACGGCAGTAACGAGACGCATAGGGTATCCTTTTCCAGTGTTTGGGGGCGGTGAACTTCCTGCGCTTTCGCGCTCACCGGCTGCAATGGTATCAAATTGCAGACAAGAAAAAAGGTTACACTGCCTGGCTGACCGTTGCCGCCCTGGCGAACTCGAGCACGCTATCTACAGCAGCATGATCCGCAGCAGACTCAATCTGATCAGCATACGCCTGTCGTTGGCCTGCCAGTTGAGGAGCCACTTGCCGCCACGCATTGGCGTTATCGATCACACGTGAAACCAGTTCAAGCATCGGGATGCCGCGCACGGCGCTGATGCCGGTAAGCGTGGGTGTGTTGGGTGCAGTACCGGTGCTGCCGTTATTAACCCAGCTCTGATACGTGAGGGCTTCATATTCCTGGTCTTGCCAGGTGTCGCGCTCGAACCAAGGGTACAAGCCTGCTATGTCATCCGCCAGTGCATTGAATATGTAAACCAGTTGGCGCTGTGCGTTGGCTTTGTAGTCAGCCAGGGCTGGTAATGTCGGTTGAACGGGTTCCGGAGGCACCTCCGTCCATGGCCCATCAGGCCAGTTTTCGGGATGCTCACGGTGCAGGATGGCGCCGGGGTAGAAGCGTTGGACTTGCCGAAATGTCCCGGTTTTTTCGTTATTTGTGAAAGTCATGCTAACCCTTTAAAAAATTGCCTGGCTGTACAACTCTATATAAATCACGTCTGCTTCAAGCAGTGAATCCCCGTGATACGGCATGCCGAAAGAGCCTATGGATAGCTGTTCGACTAACAGGGCACGAGCGTGCCCACCTCGACTGGGCGGCGTTGTCGCGTGAACGGTTTGCTGTATGCCGTCAACATAAATTTCCCACCGACTACTTACTTCACTAAAGCTGAAGTCCAAGTCATGCACGCCTGGTGAAAACACATCTTTGCTATAGGTTCGGCCATAATCATAAAAGCCCTGCCCGTCACCAACAGAAATTGTTTCGTCATCGGAATAGCCTGAGCTTTCTCCTAATGCAATGTAGCTTTGCCACTCCGGCGACCCCCAGTCGCTCATATCCAAAAGTATCCCGACAGTTGAATTCGATATCCCGTTCGGGAAATACCCACGGACTCGAAAACCTTTGACTGTCATACCTGATGCAGCAGCGTAGGCATAAATAGATGCTCCATCAAAACGGACAGCGTCCTCTCCTAGTGCATCAACAATCGATGGTGTAGCGCTAAAGGCAAGGTCATTGCCGCCGGCTTCATCAAGCCAGGTACTGCCACTTACACCAGCCGCCGAGTATCGGGATACAGGTGTAGTTTCACCATCTGTGCCGCGCACAGCCGCTCTCAACTTAGCCCCCAACATCAGCTATACACCTGTGGTGAACTTACATAAATTTGCGCGCCCTTCTTCCACACCTGAAACACCGCCTCCACCGCCGCCGACAGATCAGGAAACTCCGGCGTCTTCGCGCCTGCAGGAAATGCCAAGGTCCAGCCGGAGTCCAGGCCGAGCACGTGCAGCGTGACGTTCTGTCCGTCTTGCAGATCCGGGAACGACAGTGTGGTGTTTCCAAGCACTGTCAGGTCGATATCCTGCACCGGTCCAGCAGCTGTTGTGATTGCGCCACTGGAGGCTGTGCCGGTTTTCTCGCGGTAACGCAGTAGCTCAGGCCCATCAAGCAGCAGCAGGCTGGATGCGGTGAGGCGTTCATCAACGTAATCATCGATTGCCCAGCTGTTTACGGTACCGGCCTCCAATGTGAGCGTGTTGCTGCTGACGCTGGTGATTGTGACGATTTCCAGCTTTGTGGGAGCTACAGATGGGTCGTTGCTGTCGGTGAGCGTGACAACCATGTATTTACCGGCGGGCAATACAGGCGGGTTATCCACCTGCAGGCTGCTGTCGCCGGCGGTTACCGGTGCCGTCAGCTGGGCGATGTAGTTATCGGTGTAGTGTCGCATGATCAGTTCCAGGTGCCGGGGATGCTGTCGGGGGAATAAGCTTTGTTTTGCACATTGCGGTGGTAGTAGGACTCTGAGCGGTCGAATTTGGCATCACTGCCCCAGTATTCGACGACGCTATCACTGGTGGGCAGCCGGGTAGCCGGGTCGACATCAATACGCATGTGCCCGCCATCTTTCATGGGGATGTAGGCGATGCAGCGCCTGGCTTCGCCCTCCCCCTGGCACATGATTTGATTGTCTTTCGGGGCCTTGCTCGCACAATCCGGGTCTTTCGGGTGGGGGATGAATTTGCCGTTGATGAGTGCTTCCTGGCACTTGCCGTCGGGTTGCCAGTCTTCTTCCTCGCCGCCCTCACAGGGCGCTTGTGTAGTGCAAACGCCAGATAGGTAGTCATTAGAGGCACAGTTGTTACGGAAAGCGCCAGTTGTTTTCGAGTAATAGATTGGCAAGCCCGTTGCCGGGTTATACCACTCATAAGATGCGCTGACGGTATAGGTATTCTCATCAACTTTTGTTGTGCTGATGCTGTAGTTTGAACCTCCTGGACGAACACCGGGTTCATAGTCAGGATGCAGAGCATAAAGTAGTTTTTTTGGGGTAGTTGCGCATGCATCATACGGTCTACCCCCGCCCCCACCTACAGCATATCCGCACCATTTGCTTCCACTTTCCCAGTCCTCATCCGGCACACACTCCGTCGCCGCTTCCCAGGGCACGAGTTCACCATCCGGGCCTCGGTACCGGCCGTCCATGCCTTTTTCGTTTTCGCCATCATCCGGGCGTTCGCCGTCGATGGTGCCATCGTTGCCGTCGCCGTCTTCATCTTCGTCGGGCACGTCTGATTCCGGGTTACAGCAGGCGTTTTCATCCTCTTCGCCGGCGAAGCAGCGGGTGGTGATTTCGGGCAGGATGCCGCGGGAGCGGAGGGCGCGCAGGTTGCTGCGCACAGCCTCGGGCGTCCAGGCCATTTTCTGCACGGCCTGGGCCAGAAGTTTGAGTGATGTGGTATCCATGTTACCAACCGTTAATCAGGGTGATGTCGGCGTTTTCCAGCGGCACTTCGAATGTGTGCGCGGCTTTGGTTTCAGCTTCGTCTATCAGCTGCTCGGGCACTTCACCGGCGCTTACATCCAGGCTGCTGTCTTCGGTGTTGTAGTTGATGGAACGTATTAGCGGGGTCGCTTGAGCTGAAAGCCCTGGCCCCCAGCCTTTCGTGTACAGGCTGCCTTCAATCATGGGCGAGGTGATGGCGGTTCTGTCTTGCGGCAGTTCCAGCGCAGGCACAGGGGGCAGATCCCAGGTGGGTGCCGGTACCGCGCCGTTATCATCCATGTAGCTGATTGAGGTGCGCACACGGGTGTCACGGATGCCGTCACCGATGATGTAGGTGAGCCCCGTGATCTGGCCAATGGCATTGGGCACGCGGGTGTTGATGTGTGCCACCTGTCCGATTTGTGCCGGGATTATCCGTTTACGGCACACAATATCGATGTAGTTCTGCCGGTGGCTCTGAATGATCTCCTTCGCCCCGATTTTGACTGAGGCGCCAAAGCCGGCGTTGAACAACGGACGCTTGTCGTCGGCAACGGGGATTTGGCCGCCGTCGGTTGTTTGGGCCAGGTATGTAGCGGTTGCGACGGCATCTGCCCAACGCTCGATAGTGCCGCCGGTGGGCCATTGGGTCCAACGGGCCGGGCGCTGCATGGTTTGTTCTGCGTACACGGCTTCGCGGTCTTCAAACGTCGCTGTGTCGAAGTCGCTTTCAATAGCAAACGACAGCGCGGTGCCTTTTACTTCTTTGCGGTATGCGCGCACGGACTGGGGCGCGGTCACCGTGATTTCGTAGTGCTCGGTTACGGGCTGTGCAATGTAGCGCTCCAGGTTGGCGGTGTAGCCCATGCCGCGGTCGAGCCGTTGGCGCACCACCCCGATACTGCCGTACTTGCCGACTGGCGGGGTGTTATAGAGCTCATAGTCGATGGCAAACCAGGGCGAAAAGCCGTTTTGAATGCGGTCTACCAGGCTTTCGCGCAGGAACGAGCCTTTGCCGTCACTGAAGAAATCCTGCAGGCCCTTAACGCCTTTCACCGTTGTGGTGACAGTGCGCAGCGCGTAGTAGCGGTATTCCAGGCTGATGCTGACGGTGTTTTTGATCTGATCGCGGGTTTGGAAATCGACGGTGATGTCGTTGCGGTGCACATCCGCGTTGGTGAATGTCCAGTCGACAGGCTTGCCGTCTGTGCCCCAGGTGTAGAAGTAGAGATCCCCTTCACGGGTGTAACCCAAACTGCCAGCAACGGTTTTCATCATTTCGTTAACGAACTCGTTGCCCTCGGCGCCCTCTTTCTGGGTCATCTCGGAGTAGACGGCCTGAGTCAGCTGCAGCAGCTCTTGCTGGTCTTCTTCGCCCAGCTGTTCGCCCCGCAGGTTTGAGCAGTCGAATACCACGGCGCGGGTGTTTCGATCGTAACGGGCATCGTTCACTTCGCCGGTGAATAGCCGTTCGAGTTCGCTGTTCGCGTCGGTCGGATCTGTGTAGGTATAAATCTCAACGGTTTTACCGTGAAACGCCGGAATGCTAATGGGTGCATTCACTTCAAACCGTAGGTGGAAAGCAGCTGTGCTGGGCTGGTCTTCACCGTGGTTGATGACGATTTGACTCATCAGCTTGGTCTGGCTGGTGACATCCTTTTTGCCGATGACAACACGGGCTGCCGGCACTTTGGTTGTAACCGGTGCGGTGGGGTCGAGCACCTGCTGACGCAGCGAAAACAGCTTGCGGGCTGGCACACGGCGCTGAACCACTTGCCGCAGGGTGAGCAGCTTGCGCGCGGGGTGATTAACCGTTTGCACCACTTGCTGACGCAGCGTAAGCAACCGGCGGGCCGGCGTTACGCGGAACGCGACCCACTGGCGCAGTGTGAGCAGTTTACGTGCAGGCCGCTCAACATACACCGATTGCCGCAGGGTGAGCAGCTTGCGCGCGGGGTAGCGTGTACCGAACGACGCCGGCGCACCGCCCAGGGTGTGGCTGTTGATGGTGTATGTATTCAGTGGCATGGGTTATGGCAACGCTGCGGTTTCTGTCTCGATGGTGGATGACAGCCAGAATTCGATTTCGTCGGAGATGCTGAGCTCTGTCACGGTATTGATGGAGCGCACATGGATGGCCACGGCGTTACTCACACCGCTGCGCACCCGGGTACCCAGCGGCAACGGATCGCCCGCGTTGTTGGTCCCCAGCGCGGCGGCACTGAGGGCCAGGGTGATTTCATTAACGGAGTGCCCGGCACCAGGTGCAACGTCTTCGGCGTAGAAGGTGACTGGGTCTACATCCGGATTGGTTTCATTCAGCATGGTGATGGACCCAGCATCCAGCGGGTCGTCGATCTTGTTGCCCAGGTAGACGATGAAGTCTTTAGGGTTGTCGTTCAGGCTGGCGTTATGGGCCAGGTCTTTGACGCTGGTCATTTCGGTAGTGAGCGCAGCGTCGGTGTAGAGTTTGAAATTACTGTTGGTGGCCATGCGTTAGGCTCCGGGGGTTGCGGCGGCGGCGCGTTGGAAAAAGCTGAGCACGTTCTGAAGCTCGGCTGAGTCGCCATTAACGGTGGCCGAATTCGTGCCTTTGTCTGACTGCATATTGAGGGTTAGCGTGCCGAGGTCTTTGCTTTTGCCTTCGCCATCCAATAGCTTTTTCATGACGGCCTGCATGCCGGTCACGTCATACTCATCAGCACGCCCTGTACTGATACCCCGCCCGTTCAAGCTGGAATGACCAAAGGGGTTGCGCTGAAATGACTCAAGCACTTCCTGCATTCGGTTGGCCGCTGTTTCAGCCGCGCCCGTTGACCCTTTAGCCATGGCGTTACGGTAGTTCTGTGCGGCCCGAATGAAGTTTTTATCAAGCTTATCGCCCTGCTTTTTGCCTTCATCCGGCGAGCCAAAGATCTTTTGCCACGCAGTGTTACCACCCTTCTGACCGCTCAACGCTGCCGCAGCGGCTGTGAGTGCGCGGGTGTTTTCTTGAGTGGCGGTGGTGTTTTTGTCGTTGGCGCCTACAACAGGGTTTTCGCTATTGGCGATTTTTTCTTTCAGTGTGCTGATTTCTGCCAGAATGGGGGCCACGTTTTTGCCGGGGGATTCCATCATCTGCTGCTGCAGAGCGGCTATCTCCTGGCGCCACTGGGTGATTTCTGCGGTGTCCTTGGTAGCTCCACCCGTTACAGCCTGACGCTTTTCAAATCCATCGATCACGCTTTTGCGGGCTTCGCCGACTGAATCAACCAGCGACTTCATGCGTTCTGAGTGCTGTTTGGCACTGTTCAGCATCTCAATACGTGCATCTGCGGTATCCTGGGCGACCTTGTAAAAAGAATCACCGAGCATGTTGGCGTTTTTTTCAAGCTCATCCATGCCGAAAGTGCCGGCTATGCTGGCAACACCCTTTGAAATAGCTCCCCCAACTTTCTGGCCACCGCTTATGACTGACTGATACATGCTCTTAACTTGCGTGATGATCTCCATCAGAGTTTTAAAACCTGATACCATTTTCTGAATACCCGTCAGCACCCAAGTCGTTACAGACTTGGAAATCTTCTCTACACCTCCCAGCTCTTCTATAAACTCACGTGCTTCATTGACTAAGATTTTAAACGCGGGGACCACTCCCACAGTGATGTGGTTTTTCAGGCCCTCTGTAATCCAACCGAGGCGACTTTTAGCATCTTCATAAGCTGCAACCGCTGCTGTCTGCGGTCGAGTAATCGCCACCCCTAGGCTCTCAAACTCTTTTCCCAATCCTTTCAAATCAGCCGCAAAGGTATTCACCAAGCCGGCACCCTCGGTATCAAAGACTTTAACCGCCAGTTTTAAACGGTCGCCTTGACTAGATACCCCCTTCATGGCGTCAGCAATGGCGTAGAACTGTTGGTCTGGCGACATTCTCGCCAGAGCCTGGGCATCCAGCCCCAGTTCAGCAATAGCATTACGCGCCTCTCCCGTACCTTGCGCCGCTTCAGCCACACGCCGCGTCATGCGCTGCAGAGCCGTTCCCAAGGTGTTCTGAGATACACCCGTCAATTCAGCCTGATACTCCAGTTTCTGGAGTGCAGCTGTACCAAGCCCGAGTTTGTCTGCCTTTTTGGCCAACGCATCCAACTGCCCTGACTGGCGTTCAACCATGGCAACCACACCCGCGCCCACCGCTACAGCGGTGCCTGTTACAGCCAATGTGGCTACCTTGGCTGTTCTGGCCGCGCGCGCGAGGTGGTCGTTAATCAGTTTGGTTTTTTTGGCTGCTTTGTCCGCCATTTTGGCGAAATCATTGAGCCCCTTACTGCCCTGTGACAAAGAGCGCGCCACGTTATTACCTTCACGTGCAGCTGATGTGAAAACGCTCCGCACTTCGCGGCCAGTTACTTCTGCATCCTTGGTAAAGTTAACCAGCTCCTCCCGGTTCTTCTTGATCGACTCCTTAAAGGCTTCGCCTCCTTGCGCACCTTTACTCAATGACGCCGAGAGCTTGTCACCCACTGAATCAGCCGTTTTGGCAAAGCTTTCCAAGCGCGCATCTACGGTGTTCAACACCGACAGGATTTTGCTGCTGTCGGCAGCGATGGAAACCATCAGTTTTTTGATTGTGGCCACTTATCGCTTCCTCTTGCTTATCCGCTTAAACCGAGCAACCGTTTGTTCAACTGATTCATCAGCCACAGCCTCTGCATCAGCTTTTGCCGCTTGCTCTTTTTGCCATTCAGGGGTTTGAGTGAGATCGAACGCCATGTACTCGGCCACATCGGCTGAGCTCATGGTTTCCAGCAGTTGATTAACAGGGGTTTTCAATCGAAGGGAGAGGTTGATGCAATAACGCCGCCAGGGGCGGCGCATCAGTTTTTTGCCAGCTCCTCTACTTCATCAGCTGTGATTTTGCTGAGGCGCTGGCTTACATCGAACACACGGTCGAGCGCTTTGGATGACTTGCCCCCCAGCGCCTGAATATGCTCCACACTGAACACCAGCTCGCCCTGCTCATCCACAATGGAAAACGCCACCATTTTGGCGCGTACATTCTCCATGCTGGATTCTTCACCAGCCTCGATACAGGTCGCTTCAAAGCGGTCACGTACCTGACCACTCATTGTGGCCACACGCACACTGCCGCCCCACTCGGGCACTTCGACCACTTCTGATTTGATGTCATCAGCAGCCAGGATTTGATCACGGGTTAGTAAGGTCATGGGGTAGTCGTCCATTTTGGTTCACCGGATACCTTCAGGTTGGCAGAACCGGTGAGGATGTTATTCATGGTGCCGTCATACGGCATAGATTTGACGTAAACTTTTTGCGTGCAAACGTCACCAGTACTGAAGGTGATTCGAAGATCACGCAGTAAAGGATCCCCCATACTGGCGGCCATCGCTGCCTGCCCTGGGTCATTGGGATTCCGGCGTTTAAAATTCAAACTGGCACTCCCAAAATCGGGAATGCCAGGGCTGTATTCCATGGCATCGGATTCTAGTGTGGATGTATCAATATCCGATACTTCGCCGTCTCCCCAAGTGATACTTTCGGCACCTGTTACAGGGGTGTAGTTCGGTGTCGCGGCACCGTCTGAAAACTCAACGACGGCACCTTGCAGCGGGATTACGTCTGCCATTGCTATGCTCCTGTTTTAAGCATCGTATTGAGTGGCGAAGATCAGGCGTAACCCTGTCCAGCCGGGGATTGTGTCTCGCTGGTATGCCCAGTCTTCAAGGCTGCAAGCACCCAGCACACCATCAAAGAACGGGTCGTTAGCAATGGTGTTTTCGATTGCATCGCCGATCGTATCCAGTTGATCATCAACACCGGAGCTATCGACCATCATGATCTGTATTGCCAACTGGGCATTGTCTGTTCGTTCACCGGTGCTGTGCTCAGCGCTGCCTCGTTCAAAGAACAGGCACACAAAACTGGCCCGACCATCGGCCTTGCCTTTTTTAAAGCTGTAGACCCCCATATCCGGATCTATGCCCTGTAGCATGGGTTCTAGCCGCGCCTTGACTTGATCGCGTATGGCTTTGCGAGTACTCATGTTTCTATGTATTTCTCCAGGCGGTAATTAATGTCTGAGGCCAGGCGGTCTTTAAAATGCTGCTCCACCTCGTCTTCGATAAGATCAAACCCCACTTCATGAAAGCGGTCATCGATATCAATGCGCTCAACCTGCAGGGCGTTGTCTTTTGTTTTGCCAATGGTGCGCGTAAAGACATGACGCTTGCCGCCACTGCCGACACCTATCCACGAATCAGGAAAGTGGTGGCTACCACGTGCCTTCACCCCGCGGCCAACGCGCCCTTTCCAACGCCCGGCTTTAGTGCGCACATAACGGCCTGTATCTTTCACGCCGGGTAAGCTGCTAGCCGCAATGGGCCGGGCATACATTTCAACCAGGCCATCTAAATCGTCTTTGTTGGTTTTGCGTTCGTAGATGCGGGTTTTAACGATTTTGGAGGGCAGCTTGAGTGACTGACGCACATCTTTTGCAATTGCTGTGCGGCTACCACGCAGGGTGCGATTGATCACTCTGGCAGCAGACGCATCAACAACAGATGTTTTAATACGCCGCAGTTTGCGTGAGAGCTGCCGTACCTGAGTACTCATTCTGCGAGCTGCCATATGGCCTCCGAACAGGCATAAAAAAACCCGCTGATGCGGGTTTAATTTGCTTTGGGATTACATGCTATGTGTCATCAGGAAAATCCCCACGCTTGTAGGTCACTGTAAGCCTACCTGGGGGCCGAGCAATTAAGAGATACAAAACCAAGAATAAAGTGACCATCCAACCTATGAGCGGAATTATCAGAAAAAACACTGCAAACATAAGACCCACAAGGATCTGAAACGCATTCCAGCGGCCCGTTTCCCACAACTCAGTTGTTGGCTCATACCCGTGAACCTCCAACTTCCCAGCTTCTTTCTGGAAGGATTTTGCAGCACGACTCTGCCTACCCTTGTAAGTTTTAACCAATACTTTAGGCCATTGTGCTTCACGTTTGCGGGCTTGTTTTTCTGCCGCAGCCTCCGCTTTTTCCTGATCGCGCTTTAATTGAGCTGCACGCTCCTCTGCCGCTGCTTTGGCTTCCTCAGCATTTCGCTTCAGCTGGGCCTCAACCTTTGCCCGGTGAGCGGCAACCTTTGCATAGTAAGCGCCACAGTTAGGACATTGTTCTGGCACGCTTGTATCAGTATCAGGCCGAACGTGACCACACTTAAAGCATTCCCTGTTCTCCATAGCAACTCCCAATATTTGCCACCATCCACTAGGGCATCATAGCGGCTCAATAAGATGTTGCAATTAACAAAAAACCCGCCGAAGCGGGTTATGGGTGAGCACTATTCCGGTTGCCACCGGTAGCGAAACCGGCCAAACCAGAAGACGCGACCTATAACCTGCACCGATCCTGCCGGGTTTACGGTGTACGGCCCTGACTCTGCGAAGGATGTGCCGATACGGCCATCCATCGGGGCCAAGTGGCGTAAACAGGGTGTTCCGGCGACTCTCACCATGTACAGCTCACCAGCGGTACGGGTTGAAAGCTCGGTATCGGTTACATCTATGCCAGCGAAGGCACCCGTGGGCACCTCTTCAACGCCATCGGTCACATGCCATAAACGGGCATTTTGGGGGTCTACCCCTGCGCGTTTGATATCAGCCAGGCTAACACCAATACGCGCTACCTTGTCGCCAGCTCCGTGCTGGCCTACACTGTGGGTGTTCATACATCCTCCGTGGATTCGAACGGCCCCTGTCGGTGTGTCCGCACCTATGGGGCTTTTTAATGCCTGGAATTAATCTACCGACATTCCGGTATTTTCCAGGGTGGTCAGCTTCTTGTACCGTGTCATCATTCGGCGCATGGCCTTGTAACGTTGTTTCCTTGCAACTTCGTAATCACTGTAGAGCCTATTTGTAGCAAGCCGAAAACCCGCGTCATTCATCACCTCAACCCACTTCATTTTCTGAGCACCATTAGCCCATATCCATTCCCTGCGGGCCCTGATGTACGCTTGTTTCTTTTGCTTTTCATGCTCTTTGGCGGCTAAAAACTGGCGCGCAGCTTGCGCCAGGTCGAGCGCGGCTGTGATCTCCTCAATTTTCATGCCGCCTCCTGCTTTTTGCGGTACTTCGCGAGAAGGCTACTATCCATAAATACTCGTTTTTTGAACTCATTGATGACATCAACGTGATAGGCCTTTACATGCCCAAACTCTATGTCTTCAACCTGGCGCGGCTCCAGATTCATTTCCCGTGAAATAGAAGCCAGCTTTTTGCCAATCTGGGCATAAGCTACGCGGTTAGGCAGATCAAACACCTGTGACAACCAGTCAACTGCTTTCACCTGCTTCCAGTCACGGTTGATGCCAAGCTCACGTTCAAGTGCTGTAGCCCGCCGACCTTCTGCAGATGCTTTTGCCATCGCTGTTGCTTCACGGCGTGAGCCGATTTCCGCTTTGGTACGGATCGCATCATCTCGTTCAAGTTTGGCAGTTTGCTTTTCCTTGAACTCATGTGCCCATGCAACCGCAGCCTCTGCAGGATCAGTAAAATTCGGCAATACTGGATCAGCGTGTTGAAGCTTGCCGGTCTTGTAGTCAATGAACGTTTGATTTACTTCGAGTTGAAACTCAGGACCGATCCAGCCAGCGTAGGAAACAGCAAGCAGCTCGTGAACAAAAGTACCTTGCCGGCGACCACCCTTCTTGACCGATATGGGCGATACCGGAAAACCGGTATCGGTTAACTTGCGCTCAAGGGCTTCAATGAGAGCAGTCGTGCCTTCACTATTCAGCCAATAACTAGGCCCTTTTCTCTTCTCACCACCACTAGCGCGATGCAAAGCATTTAAGTTAAACCTTCCATACTCATCCGTAGTGATTTCGATACCAGCGATCACAGGAAACTTTATGACGTTACTCATGCGGCCTCCCTCTCCTCACGCTGCTTAGCCTCTTCCAAAGCTCTGCAGGCTACGAAATTAACTGATCGCTGGGAGCGTTCAGCCTTCAGCTTGAGCCACGCCATAACATCATCAGATGCACGCAGCGGAAATGGCGTTTTGCGTTTTTCTTTCATAAATCACCTATGAATCATTTGGACTCATAAGAAAATTAGCACCCAATTCTGTTGGAGTCAAATGGACTCAGGTGAAAAATGATTCTTTTGGATTCACACTCACATACCTGTTACACAAATGGTGTAACCAAATAAAACCTTTTTGCTTTACCCACTGGAAAACTGCAATGGAAGATAAACGCCCAACCCCCTTCCCACTCCGCATGCCTGGTGGCATGAGAGAAAGCCTGGAAGCTATCAGTAAAGAAAATGGGCGCAGTCTAAACGCCGAGATTGTGCACCGTCTCGAAGAAAGCTTTGACCCAGCCAAAGCAGCGACTGGCGATGAACAGACCAAGCTCATCACCGCCCGCGCCGAGATGGCTGAAGAGTTTGCCCAGAAGGCTACCCATAACGCTGAGGCGATGATGTACCAGGCAATGAACCTTGCCGCTATTGCTGCTCAGATGCGTAAAGACGATATCCCGGAGCTGGTCGACCTGACCAACACCATGATTGCTGAAGTCCGAGAGCACATTGAGTTAACGGTTAAGCATGCCGAACGCGTAGGCGAGTTGAACTGGGGTCTATCCGATTACCTCAAGAAGCACCCGGCTGGGGCGCTGCTGGATTCGAAGATCAAGGACTGATTTGTTCACTTCAAAGCGGGTTCCAATTTGGGACCCGCTTACCAACCAGACTATGGCCTGAGGTAATGGAATTCTTCCATTACCTCCACAACCTACCGCAGATGCAGCGCTCGCTTTAAGCATTGATACACTGGCCTGAAATTTCAGGCGAGCGCATTAGTCCATACCGTTACCTCTTAGGGTGAACGATTCGTTCACCCCTAAAACGCAAAAACCCGCCGAGTTGGCGGGTTCTTCGTTTACCCACCTTGCGGCAGGCTATCTGAAATACTAGGCGTTGGTGCCAGAGTGGTCAAGGGAGTTTTCGCCCCTGCCAGCGGCTGATAAAGCCGTCTTTTTCCAGCCGGTCCAGTAGCTCATACTGTACACCGTCCACCGTTACCCGCCAGCCGTTTGCTACGCCTGCAGGGGGTTGGTTGAGGGTGATCACGGTGCCGATGATTTGGCCCATGCCATCGAGGAAGAATTCGAGGTTGTGATCAATCGCGGCCTGCACTGGGTAGGTGGTGCCGGCCTTGTCGACTAGTGGGCAGTCGTTGCTGCCCAGGGCGTCGAAGATGTCGGCGTCGGCGTCGCGCATGAGGTCGTCAAAGTCGCTCATGGTTGCGGGCCTCAGGTGGCAGGCGTGTCAGCCTTGGTGGTGGCCGTCGCTGCTTTGGGCTTTTTGTCTTCGTGATCCCAGTAGGCCTGGCGGCGGGATACCAGTGAGGTGACGCCGTGGCGGTTTTTCTCCATCAGCTGCTTGAGGGCGTCGCCCTTGTAATCGCCTTTATCAATGCCGTGGCCGGCTACTTTTACAACGAGTTTCATTGGGTCACCATTTTTTGAGGGGGCAGCGCATCTTTTCATACAGATGCGACTGCCCAGTTACTGAGTCAAAACCGATAGTTGTTTTACTGGCTAGCGGGCATCCGCAGCGCTCACACCAGTATTGATTCCGCTGTTCGGCAATAGCTCGGCCCGTTTCACGTTTCAATTTTGCCAATACTGAGCCCGGCTTGAATGTCGGTTGCTCACCAGGTTTACGAATCCATTCACAATGGCTCGGCAGCCGCTCTTCTGTACCGTCTTGGTGCACTACAAACCCGCACTGCATGCGCCGCAAGGCGATAACTTCAGCCTGGCCGATGTTTTCAAGCTGGATGAGTTCGATGGTTTGCGGGTCTGTCATGGCAGTGCCTGGTAGTTGAACGTGTAAGGATCGCTTACAGGTTCGGTTGTTTGGGCCGGTTACGCCGTCCGGTAAGCTTATGGCCGCTGTGCGCGGTGCTCCGTGGTTCCAGCATCGCGCCTCTCGGCGGGAGCTGCCCTGCCCGGTATCCGTCGCCGGGTTCGGAGATGATCACCTCCTTGGCCTTGCGGCTGTGTTGGTGATGATGCGATGGCCAACCATCTGCAGCTTCTCAACACTGAATCAATGCTGAGCCGCCAACACACAGCTGCCACGCAGGTGTGCCAATCGCAACCGGAAATAGCCTGCTTGGGTTGGAGCTACTTTCGGTTGCATCCTGCTGTTAACCCGCAGCAGGAACGGGCGCCTTTTTGTTACCGGGGCCTGGCGATATCGGCGAGGGTGGCCCCTTTCGACTACCGTATTCCGTCTGCTCTGGCCTACGCGCCATAGGTGCGGGCGGTCTGATTATTGCCAGAGTGGTCGCGCCCTGTATGGCACCACTCCGGCGTGTTTCAGCCGATATCCAAAGCAGACGGAGAAAGAACATCAGCATGTCTTTCTCCTGGTTAATTCTGATTAAGCAGTTCGTTTAAGTGGCCGGTGTTTGGCCGTCGTCTTGGGCGGTGCTGTCACCGTCGCCATCACCTGCGTCGCCGCTGTCGTTGCTATCCGAGCTGGATGCAGCGGCCGCTTTCTTGGTTTCACGGGCGGACTTTTCGGCCCAGCCACGGTCGAGGCCTTCTTTGGCCAGGTCTGCGGGGATCGGCTGGGGTTCGTCACTGGGCAGCAGTTCGACGGTGTTGCCCTTGGTGTCTTTGTACTGCACAGCACGAGTGATAATGACTTTGGTGTTAGCCATGTCTGATTCTCCGGATTGGGGTTGTTCGCCGGGGCGGGCCCCGGCGTGGGCCGTTTGTGATCCGTCAGGATCAGAACAGGGTGATACCTACGAATTCGTCGGCATCGAACAGCACCGGCAAAGGCGCGGACTGGGTCTGCAGGCGTTCGGAGGACGGGTCTTCGACAAACCAGTTCTTTGGCCAGCGGGTGGTTGCTACCAGGCCGGATGCTGCTGCTTTAGCATCGCGGATTGCGCCGTAGGCCATGACGTTGTCGGTACCCAACGGTGCCAGCAGCAGGGAGTTGGCCGGCATGTAGTACTGGTCGTTGTCGTCATCATCCTTGTATTTGCCAACGTAGACCCAGACTTCGTACTCGCCGAAGTAGCCCTTGAACATGACTTCTTTCTGCAGCTGCGGGCCAAGCTCCAGGGAAGAGGCACCACCACGCTGGGTGTTATCCAGCTTGTCCTTGACGGCCTGGAAGCTGGAGAATTTACGCCAGCCGTACTTGTCGAAGATCAGGCGGCCTACGGTGCCGGAGGCTTTTTCTGCCCAGTCTTCGATGTCGTCGGTTGGGTCGTAGGTGGCCGGGTCGACGGTATCCCATTTGGCAGCACCGGCCAGGGTAATGTTGTTACCTGCATCGCGACCGTAATCGACCACTTGCGTTGGGTAGTCTTCACCCTGGACGGTGACCTGACCGTAGAACACACCCTGTACGGCCATCCACTCTTCGCGGTAAGTGATGGAGTCTTCCTGGTCCATCAGCATCTGGGTGATAACGGCGTTGCGGCGTTGGGCCGGGTTAAGCTCGCCGCCCATGGCTTCGCCGGGCTGACGCTTGAGCAGCATGTCGTAGTCGACTTCATCGGTCGGTTTGACATAGGCCGGTTCAAAGGAGGTGAGTTTGCCGCCTTGCTTGCGGCGCGGCTTGCCTGCCACCACCGGGGAGACGAACGGGGCCAGCTTCACGCCCTTCTTGATCTTGTCGAATGAAATTTCCTTGGTCTCAAATGTGACGACTGTCGGGAAAAACATGGACATGAACAGTGGGGTGAATTTGGGCAGCACTTTTTTAACACCCAGCAGCGTGCGGGTGTCGGTTGCACTCATAGACATAGAGAATTTCTCCAATTCAGCGGCTGGGCTCAGCCGCTATTGATGTTGGGTATTGCCGATCAGGCGGCAGGCAGCTGCAGGCTGATGGGGGTACCGACGAAGGCCAGGGCTTTTTCAACGTCGGTGGTGCCATCAGGCCAGTTGACCAGTTCGGGGTTGTAGGTACCGCCTTTGATCATGGGGCCTTTGGCAGCACCGCCGGTGGTGTCGATGTCGACCGCGCTCATGCGCACAGCCACTTCAGAGCCGTCGGTTGCAGCCGGGTCCCAGGCGACGAATTCACCGGAGGCAGTAACCTGCCCCAGCGGGGTGCGGGCCGGGATGGTCTGGCCGGTAGCGTAGGTGCCGGAGGTGGTGGCCGGCTGGTCGGAGCCGGTGTACCAGGTTTCGTATTCGTAGGTTTCGACGGTCATGCTTTGGCTCCTGTTGCTTCGTTGAAGTCGGCCAGCATCTGAGCGGCCAGATCGGGTTCTTCGTCACCGCCACCCGTGTCAGCCCCTACTTCAGGCTGCTGCTCATTTTCCATGTGGCGGTCCAGAGCGGTGCTCATATCGGCAGCACCGGTGGCGGCAGCCGGTACGGTGGCCAGCACCTTGGCGGCGTCTTCCACGCTCATGGTGGTTTCAAACGCGAGGTGGTTGGCGGTGGCGCTGCGGCCTTCGGCTTCGGCATGGTTGAGGATGCCTTTGATACGGGCCTGTGCATCGCTGGCCGCCTGGGCCTGCAGTGTGGCGGTGTCTGCAGTGGGTGCCGGTGTTTCGGTACCTGCCGCAGGGCCTTGGGTTTCAGGCGTTTCGGCCTGAGTTTTATTCGGGTCCATATTGAGTCCTATGGTGGTTGTTCTGCCCTGGGCGGACAGGTGTTCGGCAAAGAGGGATACCGCGTCGAGGCCGTTAACCAGCTCGTCGGCAAACCCAACATCAATGGCGGCCTGACCGCGATAGGTCGCGGCTTCCGTGGCCAGTACTGCTTCCTGTGTCATGCCCATATGGCCTGCAACCAGTTGGGCAAAATCGGTGCGGAGGGTGTCCATTTCGGACTGGAATCGTGCCAGCACATCTTCGGGCAGGTTCTGGTAGGGGTTGCCTTCAACCTTGCGGGCGCCGGAGTGAATCAGGGTGACGGCCATGCCCTCTTCTTCCAGGTACTTTTCGTAACTGGTGTGAGCCATGACGACGCCCACGGAGCCGGCGACGCCACTTTCGGTAATCAGCCGGCGATGGGCTGAGCTGGCCAGGGCCATGCCTGCGCTGCAGTTCATGTCATAGCAGAGGGACCAGAGGGGCTTGCCGGCGGCGTCGGCCAGTTCACGCAGTTTGCGGGAGGCGTTGAAGCAACCGGCCACTTCCCCGCCGGGGGTGTCGTTGTCAGTCATGACGCCGAGCACTTCCGGATCGGCGAAGGCTTCAGCGGCGCGGGCAATGATGCCGTCGTAACCGGTCATACCGCTGTAGGGCTGCAGGTGGCCAAACTTGTGGACCAGTGAGCCGGAGACCGGCAGTACGGCTACACCGTCGACCACTTCATAGGGCCGGTTGCGTTCGCGGGTGCTGGTGAAGCGATCGGCCCGCATCCGCATTTGTTCGCCGGTGAGGATGGTGCCTTCGGCGTCGTGCAGTTCCATGATGCCAAGGCGCGGCGCCAGGGCGCTGAAGAACGTGCGGGCATAGCCGGGCTCCAGCAGCAGGGGCTTGTTGAGCACCCTGCTGGCAATGTGGGGCATAGATTTCATGGGAGTTTCCTGTGGTGCGGGTTTGTCGTACACTCAATGCACGTCATTTATTGGCGCGTTATCAGTCCGGTGCCCCTTGCATGACTGTCCGTTATCAAACTGAAAGGGGCGAGCCAGTCGCCGAGTCCGGGCTCTAAATGGGAAACTCGGCACCTGATTGGAGGACTCAGCCATGCTGAAACTTCAGTCGGACAGCGGTCTTCATCTGCGCATGCGAGCTTTCACTGAGATGTTCGTAACGTTTCTGGCAGCCTTTGGTGAGCCTGTAACTGCTATCGTCCTGACAGTTGTCTGCACCGCACTTGTCGCCGTGAAGTAACTGCAAGTCGCCCCGTAAGGGGCGGCGACCCTTTCGTTCAATCATCGTACTCAACACCCTGAGCACCGTTTTCAAGTGCGTTACTGACTGCTTTGTCCAGCACTCGGTGAATTAGGGTCGATCCGTCTTCACTTTCAGCGTTGAGTTCAAGCACAAACTCTTTCAAGAACAGCTCTCTGTCAGTGATAGTGATGTCACCAAGCCCGTGGGGCCTGCCTATCTCTAATCCGTTAAGCAGAGTATCGGTACCGATTGAAATGATCAGCTGGCCGTCTACGATTTCTGTACTCAGCGGCTTGGATTTATTGGACTGGTTGCTCACTTCACACCCCTCAGACAAGTACTCAGGTTTGACCATGCCACACACGGTTTTCCTGACCTCAGATTCATAACCGGCTCGGTAATTAAACTGCCTTTCCAGCTGCCACATTCCATACCCAAAGGCAGGCAGCCCTATGCAAATGGCAATGGCCAGCAGGGTGTAACCAATTTTGTCTGGCCTTCTCATCCATTCACTCCGCTATTTTCTTCCGGCGCCAACTCCTGCAGCTGCATCCAGCTGGGTGGTGGCAGGCCGGCGTCTCGGCGCTCTTCCTGTTCGCGTACCTGCTGGGCGAATGTTTCCTGGTAGTCTTCACCCATTTGAGCCAGTTCCTTTTCGTAGGTGCTGAGGCCCGATTCGATACGCATGACGGCTTCTTTGACTTCTTTCAGGCCGTCGATTGCCAGGCGTCCGGAGCCGATCCAGTCGCAGTTGCACCAGGCGGCGATGGCCTGGTAGAAGTCGCGAGTTGCGCCCTTGGGCAGGGTGACCAGCTTGCGGTGGAGCATCTCTTCCAGCACGAGACGGAAGATCAGTGTTGCCTTGCGAGCGGCGATGACCTTGCGGCGGCCCATGTAGTACCGCCAGCCTTCCAACATTGAGGCGCGGGCGCTGCTGTAGCTGCTCTGGCGGTAGTCTTTGGCGAACGGTTCGTAGGGTACGTTCAGGCCTGCAGCCAACCAGCGGAGCACGGAGCTTTCCAGGTCGGCGTAGCCGTTGTCGACGTTGCCGCTGGTTTGCATGTTGAGCTTTTCGCCCGGCAGCAGATGCGGGATACGCACACCGTTCATTTTGACGTTGGCAGCTTTGTGGTAGCCGTTAACGGTCATCATGTAATCAGTGAGCTTACTGGCATCTATGTCGTCGCTGCCAATCAGGGCCATGGCGGCTTCGGGGCCGAGTTCACTTTCCAGCACAGCGGCGTACATGGAGTTGACCACTGCGTTCTGCAGCTTGGTGTGCTGCATTTTGGGCAGGATCTGCATCTGTTCCAACACGGTCAGGAACTGATTGGCCCCGCGTGTTTGCCCGTCTTCCATGGGTTCGAAGATGTGCATGAACATGGGGCGGCCAAAGCTGGTTTCGCGCTGGATGCGGCGCCAGGTGGTGCCCATGCCGTCTCCAAATCCGTAGTTGGCGGTTTGCTGACTGCGGATGTGGTAGGCAACGGCTGCACCGTAGCGGTCCATTTCTACCCCGCCACGACGGGTGGCGGTGTCGCTTGAGTTGTTCGGGTTGCTGAGGCGCTTGGGGCTGACCGATTTGATGGCGGTGTTGATCAGCGAGCCGGTGCGCGGAATCCATTCGGCTGTCATGCAGTCTTCACCCAGTCGGGTGTGGGTGCCGATGCCTTCACGGATCATCATTGTGAAGGTGCGTTTGCGTTCGGCATCCAGGTAGCAGCCGGTCGGGTCTTCGGCCAGTTCCATCCAGGCCTGTTCGACATCGCGGGCGAAGGCGCGGGCGTCTTCTTCTTTGATGCCGAGCAGCTGCCAGCGGGGCTTGTAGCTGAGGCGAAACAGGTGGCCGACGATGTTGTCGATGTGCAGCTGGACGCCGTTGCTGGCAAAGGCGTTGTTACGCACGACATCTTCGGCACGGGCGTTGCCCAGGTTTAGGTCCGGCAGCAGGGCCGCGTCGGCACTCTTGAGGCCTGGGTACCAGTCCAGCAGCTGACCGCCGAATCCTGCTCCGGCGCCCTGGTAGCTCATCTGCGGACGGGCTGGCTGGCCGTTCGGTGCCAGGATTTCAACGGTCGGTGTGGTCATAGGATTACCCGTGCGGGGCGTCTGACTTGCGTCAGGCCGAGTTCTGTTTCGAGTTGCTTGATGTACTGTTCCAGCTGACTTTTATTGGCTGGGGTGTATTCAACCGAGCGCCCGTTCATCTGCGCCTTCACGGCTTTTTTGCCGAGAATCAGGCTGTGCAGTGCGGCGCGGGCTTCGGCCAGTTCTGTTGCGGCGGCCATGTCAGTCCTCGTGCATCATGCGGGCTATATCCTCCAAAGAGGGTTTCGCCGCTTGGGTTTGCGGTGCCGGTTTGGTGGTGTTGACGGTGACCGGTACCGGCTGCTTCGGTGCCACGGGTTCGACTGGCGGTGCGAACATGTCGCCTTGTGCCAGGTCGGCTTCGATGGCATCCCACTGGGCGGCTGTCTTCAGGTGCAGCCGTTCCACACGAGCCGCGTGGGTGGCGTAGACGGTGCAGTCCCATGCTTCCACAGGGGCGCCGGCTTTCTGCTGCCAGACCAGTTTGCCGCGCTGGGTGCGGGATGGTGCTTTGATTTCGCCCAGCATCTGCTTGAAGAAATCGCGGCGCACACCTTGGTACCAGTGCATGCGGCCCGGGCCGTTGCCGGTGTTTTTCATACGACCGGCGATCAGGTCTTTGGCCTTGTTGACGCCGACGTGCCACACCTGCAGGCCGTACTTGGCGGCTTTGGTCTGGCTGTTTACGTCAACTTTTTTCGGGGTTGTGACGATTTCGGCATCGATGGTTTTCGAACCTTTGATCGCCCGCAGCTTTACGCCCCGATTTTTGTTAGTGCGCACGTAGTGGTAGACGGCGTCGTTTGTGTTGCCGTCACCGGAGTCGATGTGCGCTGCCGTCACCCGTAGGGTGTAACCGCGCTCATGTTCGTAGGTGCCAAACAGGATTGTGTCCAGCTCGGTCCAGACCGGGTCGGTGGTGTCAGTGACGCCACGACTGGCGGCCAGTTCGCCCCAGTAGACGAGCCAGCTTTCTTCACCACGGCCCCAGGCCCAAATGGTGACAGCGAGACGGTCAGGCTGGACGTCGATACCAACAGTGAGGATGAGGCCATGAGCAGGAACCGAGTTTTCACGGTACGTTTCACAGCGTTTCTCCAGTGCCTCTTCGTCGGGTGCGTCGGTTTGGTATTCGTAGCCGAGGGCCAGGGTGTTGTTGAAGAAACCGATCAGTTCGGAGTCGTCACCCTGTTTGAATTTGTGCTGGGCCTTGAGGTACTTCTTGACCAGTTCCGGCAGGCGGGAACCATCCGTCATTGCGTAGAGTTCGTTGATGTAGAACCCGACGTCTGGACCTGGTGTGCCCTCGATCACCTCATAGAGGTTTTTAACGTTGTCGGCTTTTTGGTCGTCATCCCATTCGGTACCGCAGTGCGGGCACACGTAGACGGCTGACTCGATGACAGCCTGGCCGAAGATTTCGTCATTGCGGTCTGGGTCTGTATCCCAGATGACGTTTTCCCAGCTGAGTACATGCCCTTCGCCACATTCGTGGCACGGCACATGGAAGGTGCGCCGATCAGTGGCTTTATAGTCTTCCTCGACTCGGGAAAGGCCCTTGATGGTGGGCGTACCACCTTTGATCAGTTTGCTGCCCGGTACTGCTTTGAGGCGTTCACCCAGCAGGTAGACCGAGTCACCCTGCCCCTTTACGTTGTTGGAGCAGTCGTCCGGCTCTTCCACGCACGCGATTTTGATGGAGTCTGACTTGATGTTGGACGGGCTGTTGGCCCCTTCCATCGTCAGCGACCCACCCGGGAAGCGTTTGAACTTTGCGCGGTTGCCGTTCTTTTTCTGGCTGTCGACATCGATCAGTTCGCGCAGCGCTGGCGTCGCACGCACGGACGGATTGAATTTCTTGTCGACGTATTTGTTAATCGCCTCGCCTTTGGCGAAGAGAATGAACACGTTGCACGGATCGGTGTGAATGATGCGGCCAAGGAATGTGTTCCAGATGCCATCAGTCCAGCCGATCTGGGCTGACTTCACTACAACAATGACACGAACATTCGGGTCATCCATCGCGGCCAGAATGAATTTAGCCCAGGGGAACAAATCATCTTTGAAGCGGCCCGGCATGCTTGTTTGCTCAGGGCTGAGCCAGCGATATTTCAGGCCCCAATCCAGGGAGCCGATACGCTCAGGCGGCGTCCATTTCTTCCAGGCTTTCTTCAGCTTCGCTCGCAAGTTTCTCGCCAACTTCCGATAAGTTGGTGAGGACTTCGCGAGAATGATCATTCAGGATCTCTATATCCAAGTCGATTTGGTATTCCCGATCGAGTCGTTTTTTGAGGCTGGTATTGCCGTGTAACATTACGTTACGCGATGCAATGATGGCCTCCTCGATCAGGCTTATGGTTTCTTCTGCTGGGATCAGCTCTTTCAGTTCTGCTGCATATGCAAGCTCTTCGCGCCCTGCACGCACACGGTCCAATTTTTCGCGGGAGCTTTCGCGGCCTTTGGTTGTTGCGCGTTCCAGCAGCCAGGAGTGCACGGCAGTGGTGTCGTATTCGTTATCGTGGCCACGACCGGCTGCACGGTATGGGAATGACGGATCACGCTGGTATTCGGTAAAGGTGCGCTCGGACAGGCCGAAGATGTCAGCCAGCTGCTTCTTGTTGACGATCATGAAAACGCGACCATTTCAGTGCCCATAACGAGTGCTGCTGAATCAGTCATAAAATCAGCAGTCGTAAGTGCATGTTTTAGTTGGAGGAAGGAAGTCCCTGCACCCCAGAAATCTGCACAAATTCCGCGGCCAGCAAACCCATATACGGCCCCCCTGCTCTGAAGGACCCGTTACCGGTTGAGGCCTGTTGGATCTGGTCTTCCAGGGCGTTGATCTCGTCGGTGAGTTGCTGCAGCTTTTCCACTGGTCTGTACTCATCAGCGATGGCCAGCAGCTGCTGACGTTCGGCGTCCAGGTCCCAGATCCGCCGGCGTAATTCATTCCGTTCGGTCAGGTCCATTGATACTCCTGATGGTTGCTTTGTCTGCGTTGCATTGCTGAATGGCTGCCACGCACGCTGGGATGTATTCAACTGCATCACCAAAGGTATGGCCGATGAACGGTGGTACCGGTGTAGGCTCAGTCAGCGATGCTGGTACCTGCTGTTGAATCACTTCGACCGGTTGCACCGGTGATTGACCGCAGCCTGTTAGCAGCAGCGTTGGGGAGATCAGTAGCAGCACAGACAGCATCATCCAAGACTTGGCGCAGCGCATCGACCTCTCCTCTCAGTTGCATATTGATCTGTTGGTGGTGGCGACGGTTCGTCACCAGTTGCCGGTCGGCATCACGGTAGAGCTGGTCCAGCTGTCGCATGGATTCAGCTGTCTGCTCCAGGGCCGCTTCAGTGAAGGTGAGCTCCTGCTTGAGTGCGCCGTTTGTTTCTATCTGCTGCCAGAGCAAGAAGCCAGTTACTGCCAGCGCAGCCACCGAGACCAATAGCAGTCGCCAGCTCATTAATCATCACCGTCACGGTTATTGCGCTGATGTTGGTAGTACCAGTTCATAGCAAAGGTGGCCATTGCCATTACAGCACCCACGGCCCCCGCGTTGTTATTCAGGAACTGCAGTACATCTCCAACGACTAGACCACCGGAAACTGTGTAGGTCAGACCTGCTGCTACTCGCTGTGCTGCGTCGGCATGCTGTTCCAGGTTCACGCGAAGCCCCTTATTCCTTCGAGGTTGTGTTTTCATCATTTGACGCCTTACCCAAACCTTGGAGGCACAACGCCTTTTCCTCTGCTCGCCGGGTGATCAACCCTGGCAACTGTCTACCACCGGCATATATCCAACGATCCAACTGGTGACATGCACCCGCCCGATCTCCTGCATTCGCGAGCCGAACAAGTGTGCTTTTTTGGGCTGCAGCGACACCCACGTTGTACGTCCAGCTGGTATAAGCAGCAAATTCACCTGCTGACAGGTCAGACTCAAACATCAGATCGACTGCTTCCGCATACTCAGCCACTTCAACCGCCAACTGCTCAGAACACTCTGAGGTTGTGGCAGTGTCACCCATGCGAACCCCGGCTATATGCCCAAAGCAAATAGTCGGAATCCCAACCGGATCCAAATAGGCTTGGTGTCGCAGCCCCTCAAATGAGGCAACCATCACCGCAGCCAACAATGTGCCGGCAACCTTTGTCTTGGTTTGCATAGGTACCCTTCAGGCATAAAAAAGCCCGCCGAGTAGGCGGGCAATACATGACTAGCAAATTGAAACGGTAAAAAGCAGAAACGAAAAAGCCCGGGCGGGGTTACCGTCCGGGCTTCTTTACCCACCTATCGGCAGGTTATCTGAAATACTAGGGGCCAGTGCCAGATGGGTCAAGCCGATTTTGCAGGTTTTTTCATACTGGCCATCATCCGATCACGTGCACTGCCCTGAGTACGGCGTTTGGCCGGGGCTTTCAGCAGCATCATGATGGACTGGTGCGCACGGGCCAAGCGACGGTAGTAGGTGCGGCGGCTACAGTTGCACCGTGCCACACGGGTAGACTCAGGTGCATCCATGTGGCGGTAGTGTTCAATCACCACCTGGTTCTGCTCTGCAGGGAGTTTCCGCACAGCCTGATCGGTATCGTAAACCGCATCTGGCATTGACCAGGCGTCATACCCGGTACTGGGTGTCATCACACCCCGGCAATCCATTAGGGTAGCAATCACGTTGCGCTGCTGGGTATTACCGCCACCCATGCGCTCACGCTCCACCCACTCTGCCCAACGACACAGGCGAACATCCACCCATGCAATGGTTTTCGGTTCTGCCTGGAGTTCCAGTTTTACTGCTGCCTCACCCATGGGTCACCTCTGATGCCTGCTGAAGATCGTCACCGACACTTGTAAAAACACTTTCTGCAAAGTGTCGGAAAAACTGTCGGATAATTTTTCCTTTTAAATTCAGAGTGTTAATTGTATTTCCGACACTTCCGACACTTCCGACAGTAAAAAACACATTCCCGCACACGCACGCGCGCGCACGTAAGGGGATCTTGAAAAAAAGTGTCGGAAGTGTCGAAGCCCCGCCATTACTGGGCTGGAAGTGTCGGACAAAGTGTCGGACGATGTGTCGGAAGTGTCGGACTCGCATCAGGCAGCCTCCCCTTTATGATACCGCCCCACCTCCACGTGTGCAGCCTGGCACGCACGCTGAATACACTCGATACGAGTACCCTCAAGCACATCATGGTGCCAATCATCCGGCAGCCAGACACGCTTGGTCCTGCGTGGGCTGTCGCTTTCAGGGTGGTGAATATCGACACGCTCCTGTCGCATGAAGCGCTTTATCTCCCCGCTGAACTTTCGGTGACTCATCACATATTCACGTGATCGCTCACACCAGCGCTGATACGCCGTATACAAGTCATCGTTCACCACCGGCCCAACAGGCAGCGGCAGGTCTTGTCCGACCCATTGCCGGTAGAAAAACTGCGGGCTTGGAATCGACATATCAATCAGAGACTCTTTGGCCTCCGTCATTGGTGGCTGGGTATGTGGCCCGAAATTCCCAAGCGGGATGGTCTTAAGCCAGTTATAAAATAGCTCAACCCCACCAGACTCCACCCATTCGCCCAGCTCAGCATAATAGGCCCGTGGTTTAGGCTGCCCCATGAACAACGCCAGGTAGCGCCGATCCCCGTAGTCCAGCTCCAACGGTTGGGTGTTGTTGGACAGAAACACGAAGTTCATCAGGTTATCTTCTTCGCGTTCCGGCAGGTTCTTTTCGTTGATGATGTGCTTATCGCCCGTCACCATGTGCTTTAGCTGGCCTTTGTAGTGCGCCTTCTCCGCACGACTCACCACCTCCTCAGCCACCACGAACAACTTATGCGACTTCCAGGTGGTGAACTGGCTTTCCAGCTGAGCCTGGCCAACGGTGATCCCGTAACGGCCATACATCCGCTTAACCACCTGCTCCCACAGAAATGACTTACCCGTACCCTCAGCACCGTAGTTGATGATGGAGCTCTGCATTTTGGCGCCAGGGTTCTGGATAGGGTATGCAATCCAGCTGATCAACCAGCGATAAACCGTTTCATCACCGCCCGCCATCCACAGGATATGCTGCAGAATTGGCTTAACATCCTGTTCCGACACCTCGACCGTGTTCATATCCAGCCCGTCGTACAAGTTCACGTACTCGTTTTCGTCGTACTGGCCAACAGGGTCAAACACAATCCCGCGTACCACCATCCGGCGAACACAATCACGCCAGAGCTTATAGCACTCAGGCCCAACTGCCTCCCGCATGTGAGACAACCGCATCACCTTGCGCGTAATACCGTCAAACACCGTGTCGGTACCGTAGATCAGGGCGAAGTGCTCTATCAGCTCCTCCAGCGACGGAACGCGCATCCCCCTCTGTTTGGCTCCGCCCTGCCCGGAGGGAGAGCGAGGGAGGTCAGCGCCTTCAGACGGGATTTCATCATCACCATATTCCGGCGGGGCTTCAGACTCCTGAGCCGAATCATTAGCAGCAGCCCGCGCCTGGTCCACGGCATCCATCACCTGTTGCCGAACAACAGTCAGGCCGGCAGACACATGCAGGTCATTAAAATCCGACTGGCTCATGCAACCTCCATAAACTGCGGCACCACAAACACGCCAGCCGTTGCATCAGCGGCCTCTTTCGCCTTGGTCACACCCGGGTTGCCATCGGTATCGCGGTCATCATCCGCGCAGTACATCAGCAGCGCAGATGGGTACAGACGGCGCAGGAAATCACCGACAGCAATCAGGTTGCCAGCGTCCCAGGCCACCACAACCGGAAGGCCAGTGGCTTCATGGATACTCGCACCCGTGGCATAGCCCTCAGCAATGCAGATCACATCACCCAAGTCGTCGCCCATCTTCCAGGTGGCCGACTTACCGACCACATGACAGGTACCGGCCTTCTGGCCACCTTTGATGAACGTTTTTTTGCCAGAGCTGAAAATGAATTGCATGTTGCGCAGCTGTCCGTTGGCGTCGCGCATCGGCACACCCAGAGTGCCCCGTTTCAGGAATTTGAACGAACGCGGGTCTGAACCCAGGTCACGCTGGTTGGCGTCATCGAGGTAGGGTTTACAGTTGTCCCAGCCAATAATCAGGCTGTGCTCACAGGTATCGGTATTGATCTCAGCGATGACCGGTTCGTTATAAAACCCAATATTATGGGCACTAACCCGTTTAACGCCCAGATATTTGCTCATGCCGGTGGTACTGGAGCATGCCCACAAGCGCTGGGCCAACTCTGCAGCCGCATCAGCCAGCTTGGCATCATGTTCTGCTTCGGCCTGCGCCTGAGCCTTTGCTACCTTGCGGCGCTCAGCCACTTCAGCTGCCAAACGCGCACGTTCATCATCATCCATCTGGCGAGGTTGCCAGCCGGCAGAGCGGGCCTCGTGAATGAGGGTGCCGAGGGAGATCCCACCTTTCCGGAACGACTTCCAGGTCTGCTTGGCAATGGACGGCTTGTACTTGGCATAGCCACTGGACCAGTCATCCCAGGCACTAAACCCGGCATCGCCGAATTCAGCCTTAATGGCCATACCCATCTGCACCCAGGTATCCCGATTGGACTCATTCAGGTAACCCAGCGCTTCACGGACATCCTCAAGCGAGAAATCTCTGTCCATAATCGAACCTCTTGTCACTCATGCCCAACTGGGCAATAATTGAACACTCTGTCCAGCGGGTGCGTCATCACCCGTGAACCAGACGCCCCGGTGTTCGTGCACTGGGGCGTTTTCATTTATGCGGCCTGCAAACGCTTGCGGGCTTCATGCACCGGCAACGCATACTGCAGCGTCTCGGTCAGGCTCTCGCTCACATGGTGGCGCAGCTCATCAATCGTGCCGTTATTCCAGAACACCCCATCCACCAGTTCAGGCGGCAGGCCCTGTTCAGTACTGTGTGCCTCCACCGCATCAATCCCCGGACGGCGAACCTCTACCACAATCCCGCCATTCGCCCGGATCCACTCAGCCTCCTCTTCAACACGGCAATCAGTCCAGATACACACCTCAACCGGCAGCTCTTCATGGGACTCAGAACGCATTAACGCCTCAAGACGCAGATCCGCGTTTTTCACCCAGGTATCTCCACCGAACACACCGCGCACACTCTCGGTACCCAGCAGTTGGAGAATTCGACGCGGCGACATGCCCCAGTACGGAACAACCTGCTCTTTAAGCACACGATCAGTCATCTGCTCATCAGTCAGGCCGAAAATTTCTTTAGCCGCTCGACGCATTGGATCAGCAAAGGCCCGCGTGGTACCGGTGGTGTGTTCCAGAATCAGGCTGGCGAGGGTGTCTTTGCCGGCCCCGGCTTTGCCGGTGAGTCCGATTAGTTTCATGGCTATACTCCTTAACTCACTCATCACCTGGAGGGATTCGAGATGACTGATCACCCCGAAAGCGAACTAGCTCAGATTCAACAAGCGCTGACTCAATCCGCGCAGCAGCTTGAGCAACTAACTGAGGCAATAACGGGGCAACAGCTGCACGTATTGCCTCACGCGCTTCGTCTTCGCACATTGAGGTTATTGCGCGAGCACCTGGCGCTATCGCAGAAGACGGCACGACTGGCCGAAGAGATTGGAAAATCAGGGTGACTTCAAGGCCGTTGCTGGCTTCCGTCATCGATAGCTTCATGCTGTTCACCTGTACAGTATGTTTGCAGCTCTAAAAAAAACGGCCGAACCGCCCTAACCTGTAATCAACAGATCAGGCGGCATCGGCCGTGGGTTTATCACCAAAAATGTCAGGACGAAGGTCATAGCGGGTAATGGAACCACCCGTCGCTTTCTCAATTCGCTTGGCCATTTCCCAGGTGATTTCGTAGCGATTGTGAAGCCAACCGCTGACCATGCCCTGAGAAACGTCACACGCTTCAGCCAACCCCTGCTGTTTGCCCTTGTCGGCATACAGCTGAATAGCTCGCTGAATCAATGGGTTAACGTCACTCATAGTGCAGCCTCATCTGAATTTATTAGCTAAAAATAGCACAGCTATTACTTATTTTAAATAGCAAAGCTAATGGCATGATATGAGTGGTGCTAATACTATGAGCAGCATGAGACGAGAACTTACCCACGAAGAGAAGGTCTGGCAGCAGAATCTGCGCAGGATCTGGGATATCAAAAAGAGAGAACTCAAGCTGACTCAGGAGTCAGCCGGAGTCGCTATGGGTATAACCCAGGGCGCAGTGGGTCAGTATTTGAATGGAGTCATCCCGCTCAACGCTAGTAGCATCATGCGCTTTGCAAAGGTGCTTCAGGTCAGTGAGGCCGAAATCTGCCCCACACTCTTCACTCCACCCCCGAATCCAACCATGGAAGGCCAGGTTCAGGACGCTATACCATCCTACACACTCCAAAAGATCCATCCCTGGGATTCAGGCACAGATCTCGAAGATGATGAGGTAGAGGTTCCCCTGTTCATGGAAGTAGAACTGTCCGCAGGGTCAGGCATGACCCACGTTGTAGAAAGTAACGGCCCGAAGATCCGCTTTTCCAAGTCAACCATGCGTCGTGCAAGTGTTGAGCCTGCTGCAGCTGCCTGTTGCTTTGCGACTGGTGACAGCATGGGGGCGGTTGTACCAGATGGCGCATGTGTGGGTGTTGATACCGCTTACACCAGAATCATTGATGGTGAGATTTATGCCATTGAGCATGGCGGCCTGCTTCGGATCAAATACCTGTTCCGACTCCCGAACGGTGGTGTTCGTATTCGCAGCGAAAACCGTGAAGAATACCCAGATGAAGACTTGTACGGCGATAGTTTGAAGGATTTCAGAGTTATTGGTTTCGTGTTCTGGATTTCCTCCCTACGTACCAGGAGAAGTTAAGCCATTCCAGTTGCACAGGCAATAAAAAACCCGCCGAAGCGGGTTTCTGCTTAACACAAGCCTATTTCATTACCGGTCGGAGGCGGGCTTGAGCAACGTAATTGACGGTATGATAGGCAAAGGGGTGGCATCCAGTTGCCCGCGCAGGTGCATCACAACAACCGGCCTAATCAATGTATCGAATAGCCACTTAGCATCAAGTATCTCTTCAGATGTAATTTGCTCCAAAGCCCTAAAAACAAAATCCATCTCAGCTTTAAGGCTTAATACATGATGTTCTTCATCCTCCTCACCGGAGGCGTCATCATCGAGAGCAATCAATTTCGAACTTGCCCGAAAGGTAAAAATCTCACCTTCAGCGATGGCTTGCCCTTCTGCTAATCCATCCAGTGTTAACTCAACACCAAGAGTAACGTAGCCCTGCCCTTCTGGAGCTGGATTTGGAACGGCTAATTCTGATGAAATCAACCGCTCCTCCAACAGATCGAACTTAGTGAGTATTGACGGTTTGGTCATCACTCTTCACTCTCGCTTCATACGGTTGTTTGTAGAGGTACTGCTCAAAACTGACTCGGACAGGCTTATTTACAGCCGGAATCAGCTCACGCGCACTTGTAATATCACCCAACAAAGCATCAGTCTTACGCATGAATTGCACCGAGAACTGCTGCCTTGTATCACCGAGGTAACTGGTCAAGGCATCGATTACTACTTGGTTGATAGACAACTTATGCTTCAGAGCTGCCACTGCAAGCTGCTTGTGCAAATCTTGTCCTACGCGCACATTGAACGAACCAGTCATTGTCTTATTTGGTGCACGGCCCAGCTCTTCACAGGTTTCCAAATAATCATCAACTGCACTCTCAAACTCATTTTTGAGCTCTTCAACGCTTGATGCTTCAAAGGTTACCAGGTCGTTTATGAACTCTACTTTGCCGTGTAGCACACCGCTATCGAAGCATACGTCAAAAGAGCCATAGTAACCTTTATGTTTTAATAGGTTATCTTTATTCATGCCCTTGCTCCTTCAATTCTTGAGCCACATATTTGACGGCGTAAGCCTTCATTTCGTTCCCTGGATGTGGCTTGTGGAGACTCAATAAGTGATCTTTCTCTGGATGGTAAAACTTTACCCTAGAGCCGCTACCCTGCTTGGTTTCATAACCAAGCCCATTCAGCAAGGTCTCTAATTCATTCCAGTTATACGTACGAGGCATTTCCAGAAGCCTCGCGAGAAGTTTATTTAACCTACTCATAGTGTAGCTGCCATGTCGGGGTTGCAACTATATTTTAGTTGCAGCTGCTATTCAAGCGTCATTACAAGCTAGCCAGTTCCTTCTAACTCATTTCCTTTTGTTACCACAAACCGAACAAACCGCCGGCTTCTGAAAAGCAATCAACAAACACCACACCACCGCGAACCATCCAAACGCCGCTATACCTGCAACCCAGGCACTACCCGTCGCAAGAAAGCCCAGCACAGCGCATACGATCGTAAGCAGCAGCTGAAGCACGTGATTCACTGAGTTTTCGATATGAAGAGTGGGCTTTGCGCACTGAGCGCAGTCTTGCATGGATTGCTTGGTAGGCATCGCGGGTTCCTTCAGCGACTTCTGTAGTTCAGACCACAATAGCAAACGGCTCCGGATATTTTTATTAGCTGTGCTATTTACAACTATTAAAAGCACTGCTAATTTTAATAGCAATTCTGGTAATGAACAGGGAGTCAGACCATGGCCACACACCTCGCCCCCCGCGAGCTGGAGTACGTCCAGTACCTTCAGCAAGACCTTAGCGATAAACAAATCGCCCGCATCATGGGCGTCGCCCCAGGCACCGTTCAGGGCACGGCGCGGCGTGTGCGCTACAAACTGCACGCAGCCAGTCGCATCCAGGTACTCATCAACGCCACCCGCGAGGGGCTTATCTCCCTCTGCGTACTGCTCTGCGTGAGCGGTGCAGCGGTTTCCACTGATCTCGACATGGAACGCAGGGGCCGTACCCAGCAGCGATCCCGCATTCAGCGCATTGCCCGCACCCGTGGTGGCCGTGGCCTGCGTGAACTCTCCCTCGATTACCTCGAAAACCTCACCGCCTACGATCTGGAGGCCTACGCATGAGCACCGTACTGGTACACCCAACCGTCACGAGCAGCCTGTCTGCCATCCAGCAGCTGCAGCACAGCACCGGCCGTCTGGTCGTGATCGATGGCAGCGGCAAAGTCGCGAAGCTGGCCCATACCCGTCGACAGCGCGCCGCGAAGCTGGCGGATAACGCCAACAACCTGCCGGCAGCCTGAGGGGAAGACGATGAAACCTAATTACGCAAACCCCATTGCAGACAACATTGCACCCGCCGTCATGGACCTGCTCAAAAACGAGCGTCGCGGCGACACCCTTTCACTGTGTGGCCGAGAGCTGAGCTACCAGAGCGGTGGCAATGCCATCATTCAAATCGGCCTGGACAAAGACCGCTTCCCTGATCCGATCCAAGACATTCGGGAATTCCTGGAACAGAAGCATGGCAAACAGTGTCGTCTACCCGTTAGGGAATCAGATCTGTATGAGCTGGTTGCTGCGCTAGTGCGGGTGGCCTTGCTGCGCCCTGACATGCATGCCGAGTTTTTGGCAAGCACCTCAAGCCGTACCCAAACCTTCATTTCGCGGCTTGATGTGCGCCTGCGCCATAGGGATGACGACACCAACCTGATCGATTTTAACTTGCAGTTTGATGAGCACTGCAACGCCACAGAGTCGCAAATATTAGTTCGCCATTACACCCAGGTGCTCCGCAATCTTTGCAAAACCGAGCTCTGTCTGTTGGCCGAAACGGCTGAAGCACTGGACCCAGAGCAACACGCCGAGCTGATCTCAGATATCCGCACGCTGCTCTCACTGCGCGCCACCATGGGGGCCATCTAATGACCACCCACATCCACGGACTCAGCATGCAGGCAGCCGCCAAGCAACTGGGCATCAGCCGTAACAAGCTGTTCGTCCTGCTGCGCAAACACGGCCACCTCAACGCCGACAACACGCCACACCACCACTTGGTGAAGCAAGGCCTGTTCGTCGTGGATATCCGTGGGTTTAACAACCCCGTCAGCGGCATCAGCCGGCAATACACCGTCACTCTGGTGACAGGTGCCGGCCTCAGCTGGCTGCACGCCCTCAAAGACCAAGACGCTGCCCAGCAAGCAGCCTGATAGCAGGAAGCCACCATGACCCTTTCAAACCGTACCCAGCCCCTAACAGGCGTAACCGAACGCGACCTCAAGCAGGTTGAACACGCCCTGCAGCTGTCACGCGCCTGCATCCAGCTGGGTCCGAGCGAATTCACAGCACGTGAAACCCTGAACGAGATCAACACCGCCCTGCAGTCGCTGGAGATCTCCGAATACCCACAACTGCCCGCCCCGGTGGCGGCATAACACCCGCAACGAGGATTACATGATGAGCAAACATCGCCCCGATCTGTTCACCCATACCGTTAACCACCTGCGCACCGGCGCGGCCCAAGAACTCAGCGACGAACTGGCCAAGTTGGTTGAAGCCGTCCGCACGACCAGCAAGCAGGGCACCCTGACACTGGTTCTGAAGGTCAAGCCGGAAGGCGAAGGCATTTACGGCATTGAGGAAGAGATCAAGTCCAAGCTGCCACAGCTGCCGCGCGGCAAGTCCCTGCTGTGGGGCACACCAGACGGCAACCTGGTCACCAGCGACCCGAACCAGGGCAGCTTCGAGCTGAAAACCGTCGCCGACAGCGAGCCGGAGCAGTCTGAACCGCTGCGCCAGGTCGGCAGCTAACCCACTCCACAACCCGCTAACAGAGAGACTGAACACATGAACAACCTGATCGAATCCATCATCAACGCCGTTACCGCCAAAAAAATCGACCCGAGCGACGAGTTCGCTGTAGTGCCTGAAGGCTATCAAGTTGAAGACCTGCAGGAGTTTAAAGGCGCACCGCGTCGCATCAAGACCACTATTGAGCTGCGCTCTGCACAGTCATTTTGTGACTACGTGAGCCGCTTTGCCGATGAGGGCGCCACCGTATTCTGTGACTTGAAGGGCCAGCGCTTTACCGCCGTGCTGGATTATCACGAAAACGCGGACAGCCCCGCATGGTCAGGCCACAAAGCAACCTACACCTGCCCGATTGACAGCCGCTGGAAAACGTGGACCAGCCGTAACGGCAAGCCGATGTCTCAGGTGGAATTTGCCCAGTTCATTGAAGACAACCTGCCGGACATCGTTAAGCCTGAAGGTGCCGACATGCTCACCGTTAGCCGCACCCTGCAGGCCAAGAAGAAGGTTGAGTTCAATTCCGACCAGAACCTGAGCAACGGCGACATCCAGTTTACCTACAACGAAACCACCAACGGCAGCGCCGGCAACATCGAAATCCCGCAGGAATTCGTTCTGGGCATCCCCGTGTATGAAGGTGGCGCCAAATACGAAGTGATCGCCCGTCTGCGCTACCGCATCAGCGAAGGCAAGCTTTCCATGTGGTACGACCTGGTACGCCCCGAGCGCATGGAGGAAGACGCCTTCAAGGAAACGGCCAACGACATCCAGCAGCAGTGTGAAAGCGCAGCATCTATCTACGACGCCGCCATTTAAACCACCCGCGGGGCTACGGCCCCGCACCCAACCCCGAGGGACCGAACCATGTTGATCTTTACCCGACGCACCAACGAAACCCTGCACATCGGCGACAACACCACCGTCACCGTACTGGGCGTTAAAGGCAACCAGGTGCGCATTGGCGTAGATGCCCCCAAAGAAATCCCCGTCGACCGCGCCGAAATCCGCGCCCGCAAGGTGCGCGAACTGCAGGCCATGAAAGACCTCAGCGTCTTCTGCTGCACTTTCGAGTACAACGGCAGCACAATACACTGCGAAGTCGCAGCCAAATCCGACTTCGAGCTGAACACCTACCTGCAGCACAACTACCCTGCCATCGACATGAACAGCCTGAACGTCGAAGTCAGCTGGTCACCCGATCTGCTCCTGCTGGCCATGTCCGGCATGCTCGACCCGCAAGACCTCGAAACCTACGACCTCCTGCGCCGCACCCTGCGCACCTACGACAACAAAACCCCGTGCGCCCTGCTGTGCCGGGATATCCATGGGGAGGCGGCATGAAACCCCAACAGCCAACCCAGACCCTCTGGATGCTGATGGCCGAATTCGGTGGGCGCCCAACGGTGCCCCTGAAAGAGTGTTACCACCACCTGGGGTACACAAGCCACGACAAGGCCAACCGCGCTGCCGGTGACCTCGAACTACCCGTGGCCTGCTTTCGAGCCAACAACAGCCAGAAGAGCCCACGCCTGGTGCACCTGACTGATCTGGCCGAATACATCGACATCTGCAACGCCAAGGCACGTGCGGAATTCAACAAAATCCACGGGAGGAAAGCGGCATGAAATTCTCAATGAACGGCTTTCGTAGAAACCTAAGCGATGAAGTTGAGCGCCTGCGGGCTCATGTACTGGATGTGCTGACAGATGAACACGTCGAAAAAGACGAAATTACCGATGCCATGAACCAGATTATCTGCATGAGCAACAGCCTAAATTGCGTCTATCAGAAAGACGACCCCGACTTCACCAACATGAGACACGTTGAGGTCGAACTGTTGGAATACGATGGAGAGCAAGCCTCATGAAATTCCCCAACATCCTAACCCTGATCCTAACCCTGTTCCGTCGCCCCGCTCCGCAGCCGGAACCAGTAGCTGAAACGGCAGCGCTGGCCACCGACGTGATGGTCGACCTTGAAACCTTCGGCACCCAGGCCAGCGCCTGCATCCCCTCAATTGGTGCCGTTGGCTTCGACCAGAATGGAATGGTGCCCTATGCCAAGTTCTATATCACTGGCATTGATATCCAGACCTGCCTTGATGCTGGCCTGACCATTGACGGTGAAACCCAGTACTGGTGGATGAAACAGTCCGAAGAAGCACGTAAGGAAATTTCACGCCGGCCAATTGTTGAATTCAACGAACATGGCGAACTGATTCTCGAAGAACTTCCACGCCCCACCCTGCAGGAGGCGCTGGAGGAATTCGCCCACTTTATCGACACCCAAACCGTCGGCCGCAAACACGTCCGCATCTGGGGCAACGGCAGCGACTTCGACAACGTAATACTGGCCAACGCCTACCGCGCAATGGGCATGGAAACCCCCTGGGAGTTCTGGAACAACCGCTGCTACCGCACCCTGAAAAACCAGTACCGCCACATCACACTGGAACGCACCGGCACCCACCACAGCGCCTACGACGACGCACACAGCCAGGCAGAACACTGCATCCGCCTGCTGGCCGAGCATGAACACGGCTTGAAGCTGCTGAAACAGGAACAGCAGGACCTGGAGGACGTAGCATGAGCAAATACGCCCAGATGAGTAACTACGAAATCACAAAAGCCGTTGTCGAGATTACGTGCCGAGGACAGAACATCAAGTTCATGCCTCGTGATGAATGCCCTATTACTGGCCCTGTTGATTATGTAGAAATCGAGACCCCAATGGGCCGAATCCAGCGCATTGACTGCTGCTCAGACCCCTCAGATGCATGGCCCGCCATCTGCGGCGCTTGGCAAGAGCTGATGACTGACGAACTGATTCCCGGTGGCATTACAGGATGGTCTCAGATCATGCACGAATACGACTGCAGCAAACTTCGTGCAGCCATGATCGTGTTCCTGATGAAGCAGGAGGCCGCATGAACCAGAAACTGCGCCACCAGCTGGAAACCACCATCCGCGTCGCCCAGTGCCTCCTGAATGGTGAGCAGTTCCACGTTTCCGACTCAGAAATCGAGTGCATACCCGTACCCGTCACCACCAAAACCATGGCCAAAACCAAAGGCCTGGTACTGAAACGCGGCGCCAAGCGCGTGGGCACCTGGAGCTTTCAGTTAGCCACTGGCGGTAAAGGGCGCGGTGACTTGTACCTCGAAACCAGCTTCAAACCGAAGGAGCCGTCATGACCACCGCGATCGATCTGTTCGCAGGCCTTGGCGGCTGGTCTACCGGAGCTCGCATGGCTGGCGTGCACGTACTCTGGGCAGCCAACCACTGGCCTGAAGCCGTACACTGGCACGCCAGCAACCACCCAGATACCCAGCACGTCTGCCAAGACCTGCACCAGGCCGACTGGACCCAGGTACCGACGCACGACTTGCTGCTGGCTTCTCCCTGCTGCCAGGGCCACTCAAAAGCCCGGGGCAAGAAGAACGGCAACCCACAGCACGACGCCAGCCGCTCCACCGCATGGGCCGTCGTATCAGCCCTGGAATTCCACCGCCCCTATGCAGCATTGGTAGAAAACGTGGTCGACTTCCTGAAATGGGCGCTCTACCCAGCCTGGTGCGCAGCCATGAATGCACTCGGCTACCAGCTGGCCACACACATCGTTGACTGCGCAGACTTGGGCGTTCCCCAAAACCGCCCGCGCCTGTTCATTGTCTGCACCCTCAGTGAAGCGCCACTGCAGCTAAATCTGCCAAAGGTCGAACACGTACCTGCCGCGTCATTTATCGACTTCAAATCAGCACGCTGGTCACCAATCCACAAGCCAGGGCGCGCAGCAGCCACACTGGAACGCATCAAAGCAGGCCGTGCCGCTTACGGTGACCGCTTCGTGATGAGCTACTACGGCAACACCAAAAGCGGGCGCGACATAAACCGACCCATCGGCACCATCACCACCCGCGACCGCTGGGCCGTTGTAGACGGCGACCGTATGCGCATGCTGACTGCCCGCGAAAACCTGGCTGCCATGTCGTTCCCAAGCACGACCAAACACCCCGACAACCACCGACTGACCGTGCACATGGCAGGCAATGCTGTACCGCCACTTGCAGGCCAACGCATCATCGAATCACTACTGGAGGCCGCATGACTGCTCAAACCTTCACCGAAGCCCCCATCTGGCAGGGCACAAGCCTGAAGCCACGCGAGGGGCAACGCTTCTTTGCCTGCCACCGCAGCAACGTAGATCGCCCCGGCAATCACGTTGAAGTCGTCTGGATCGGTACCGAACACCGTCAAGACGGTGATCACGCCATTCTACTCACTCAAACCGGTGAGCGCCTGGTATGGCACTTCGACCACGTCATCTACCGCAGCCACCGCCAGATGCACACAGCAGAAACCGTGACTCTGCCCCGTGAGCTGAATGACAAACAGTTGAATCAGGCTTGCACCGTAATGCTTGGCAGCGGCACAAACCAATCAGCCCAGTCAATCATTCAGGCTGTATGGACAGCCATCAAACAACACGGAGACGCATAACATGGCCCAAGGCATCAACAAAGTCATTCTGGTGGGTAACCTGGGCAGCGACCCAGAAGTGCGCTACATGCCCAACGGCAACGCCGTCACCAACATCACCGTCGCCACCAGCGACACCTGGAAAGACAAACAGACCGGCCAGCAGCAGGAACGCACCGAATGGCACCGCGTCGTGTTCTTCAACCGCCTGGCCGAAATCGCCGGTGAATACCTGCGCAAAGGATCAAAGATCTACGTCGAAGGCGCACTGCGCACCCGCAAATGGCAAGGCCAAGACGGACAGGACCGCTACACCACCGAAATCGTCGCCAGCGAAATGCAGATGCTCGACAGCCGAGGCGGTGGCAACGCAGCCGACCAATGCGCACAGCAGCAGATGGCCGCCTACCAGCCACCAGGCGCTGATTTTGATGATGATGTGCCGATGGGGAGGTGACCTGTGAAAACTGAATACAAAGGCTACGACATCGAATGCACCCGCGATAAAAGCATGGGTGGTGATGAAAACCTGTACTTCAGCGTGTACCGAATTTCTGACGGACTCGAAGTGATCTGTAACTTCACAAGTGGCACAGACACCGAGTCTGAATTTATCGGCTACATGAAAGCCCGAGTGGATGAGTTCATCGCTACCCGTGGCGAGTCTGAAGGACTGGAGGAGCAATACGATGACGACTGATACCACAACCCTGATCGGCGCCATGCGAGCGCTGGCAAACGATATCCAGTCTGAGGACGGTGTAGCCAATGCGGCTATTGCTGAGGCGGCTGATCGGCTGGGTGAGCTTCAAGCCGAGATGGAGCGGTTGCGGGATGAGATAAAGCTCATAGAGGCAGGCCGCGACGCTATTGCTGAAGAACATGGTAATGCGCTTGATTGGCTTCGGGTAGCAGAGCAAGAGCGCGACCAACTGAAAGCACGAATCAAATGGCTTGAGTTCCAGGCAATGCTTAAACCAAACGACCCTGCTGCCACACCCGAAACGAAACAGGTGGATGTCGTAAGCGCAACCTTTCCACCTCTTATGACAGGCGTTAACCGCCCCGTGCTCTGGCATTACCAGCTGGACTCAATAGATACCGAAACGCTCAACGTAACCAACGCGGTGGTGATCTATTCGGATATCGATACAGAAATCGATCCCTCAGGCCAATACGGAAACCGCCAGTTCACCACCGTGGCGATAACACGAGCAGAGCTACGAGAAATGCTCAAGTGCCTGGATGACGACATAGAGCGGTTGAAAGAGCACTGCCCCGAAACTCAGTTTAGTTAACTGGGTGAGAGCCAAATAGGAGCCAGCCCATGAGCCACCCACAAGGCCAAGTAGCCAAAGGCGACACCATCATATTCCTGGTAGATGAATACCGAAACGGCAAGCCGACCCACTTCGATGGTGAAATCCTGAGCGTGGAAGACAAAGGCGTTGATGTCATTTACCTGAGCGGCCACCACTCCCGCAACGACTTCATCCCCTGGCACGACATTATCGCCAAGTACGACGCAAACCAGCCATACATCACACTCGAAAACGCCCCGTACCAAGGTCGCTTTGTTGTGTTTGATACCGAGTCAGAAACTGAGGAGGTGCAGCCATGCAACTAAACGAACAAACCCGCTTCATCCTCGGCATGCCTAACTTCCGATGCGCCCCTATCGCTCATCGCCTAGTAAAGCTGGGTCATGAGATCCCGCCCAGGTCTGAAGAGGAGCAAGCCTACGTCATCAACTGGATGCTGGAGTTGTACGAAGAGCACGGTGATGAATGGCGCAAGCAGGTTGAACTGATCCTGTTTGATAAGGAGGTGCAGAGTGAGCAACAGACTTGACGAGCTTCCTTCCGACCAGCAGTCGCATTGGCTTGATTACATTGCTCATTGCGCTCTTGGGGAGCAGGAGTGCATGAGCGAAACAGGGGCAGATCAAGACGAAATTGAGGAGTTCATGCTCAACAACGATTACGAACGTTGCCCGGCATGCCAATGGTTTGAGGAAACATTCAAATTCATAGATGACGACGGCGCTGTACACGAAGAGTGCGAAGACTGCCGCGAAGACAAGTAACAGGTGCAGCAATGACGAAGAAATCTATACTCGCCCTCGCCGTAGCCGGGGCAATGACGGCGCCTATAGTCGCCCAGGCTGATGCAGCACTCTACGGCAGCATGCAGCCACAGCTACGCCCTGCCCAGCCTAAATACTGGTGCTGGAGAACAGTATCAAAGCAGATCAACCGCAAACGAACCCAGCAGGTACCGAAATGAGCATACAGCAAGACGTACTCGACATGATCATCAGCAGCCACGGCATCAACACCGCCGATCTGAATGATGCGTTTGATGGCGAATACAGCCACAGCCAGGTAAACACCGCCGTCAAAGAGCTCAAACGCGCTGAGAAGATCGAACTGGTTGATGGTATCTACTACGCCACCAATCCGACGCTGGTAACGTCCCAGCCTGCGCAGGCGGCCACAGCAGAGAAACCCAGCTTATCACCCGAAGCGGAAGCCGAACTGCTCTCCCTGTGCCCCAGCCTGCTGAAAGAACAGGCAAATGATCCGGAGACACTTCACTGGGAGCCGTCAAATGAGCCCAGAAAAGAGTCGGTTGATCTAACATGCATCCAGAAAGCGGGCGATAAGTTCTGGGAGCGCCAAATCCGTGCAGCCCTAGGTCCACACAATGACAAAAACGAAGCGGCTGTTAAATGCGTAATGGAACTGGTCGACAAGCACGCCAACCTGGTGGCCGAGAATCAGAGCCTATACGCCCTGATAGTCGACATGCGCGCTGCCGCCGGCGACCCGAAAGGGGAGCTGATGCAGGATGAACTGATCCAACACATCAAACAGCTCAACCAGGACGCAGCAGAGGCCAAAGCGGTTCGTGATTACTACGGCGGGTTCAATTTCACCCGTCCGCTGATCGACATCGTAAAGACCCTGCAGGAAGCAGCACACAAAAAACAAAAGGACGCCCAGCAACAGGACTACCAGACCGCCCTAAACATGCTGCAGTGCCTGCTGGCCTGCACAGATGCCGAAGACATAGCACTCCACCTCACTAACGATACCGCAACCATCTCCATATTCGGTCATGAATTCGATCTTCCGCACGACAGCAACGAGGTCATCATCAAGTTTATGCAGTCAGTCGAATGGATGAACGGGCAGGAAATTGGCAAAGCAGCCTGAACAGATACCAGATACGAGGAATGACCCATGAAAGAACTACAGCATGTTAACCCGCAGTTTGTGCAGGTAGGCCGAACCGAAGCCGCCAAAATTCTGGGGCTCAGCCCGACTGAGTTTGATCGCCGTCGCAAGACAGACCCAGACTGCCCTGCAGGATTCAAAGAGCGCGATGATCAGTTTGCCCGCGTGCGGTTCCGACTGTCCGACATTTACGCGTACAGTGAAATTATCATGAACAAGGCCATCCCTGCTTAG